AGTTGCGAGTCGACCGATTTTCGTGATTTGCCGAATCCGAAGTAGAATCGGCCCTTGGCCTTATGGCCGTGCCCAAGAACGTTCTGCCGCAGGACCAGCTGGCGGCGCTGCTGGGCATCGCGGAGTCGACCCTGAAGGTGGCGATCACCCAGGGCTGTCCCCTGCCTCGCAATCGCAAGCAGCTGCAGGAGTGGCCCGCTCGCTGGCACGCCTGGCGTCGCTCGACCATGGGGGCCGCCGGGCGGCCGCCGAACCCTGTCGACAAGGACCTGCGCGAGATCGATCGGCAGATCCGCGAGGTGCTGCTGCTCGAGCGGACGATCCGCGTCGAACGCCTGCAGGGCGAACTGATCAGCCGCACCGACGTCGACGATCAACGCTCGCGGCAGGTCGCGGCCATCCGGTCCAGGCTCTTCATGATCGCGCGGCGGATGCGCCGCGCGCTGATCAATGCCACCGAGCAGGAGATCGAGGACAGGCTCACCGAGGAGTTCCGCGCCATCTGCGCGGACTTCGCCGCGGGTCTCGAGGTGCCGGTTGACGGCAACGTCGCGGCGGCCCCGGCCGCGGCCAAACAGCCCGCTGCCGACGTGGACTGATCGACAGCGGGCCTCCTGGCTGCTTCCTCCTGAGCAGTCGGCTTCCGATTGGTGCGACGCGCACCGTTGGTTGCCGGCGACGTCGGCCGACTCTGGCGCGAAGTGGCGCACCGCATGGACGCCCTACCTGCGCGAGCCGCTAGACAACCTGATTCGGCGCTGGGTTCGGCAGACCACGTTCGTCGGCAGCACGCAGATCGGCAAGACGGAGCTGCTCAACAACGCGCTCGCGTGGATGGTGGCGCACGAGCCGAGCGCGATCGCCTACGTCTGCGCGCGTGCCAAGGACTGTCGCACGACCATGCGGCACCGAGTGCTGCCGATGCTGCGCGCGTCGGACGTCCTGCGCGCCGAGATCACGGATCGCGCGCGCGACCTGAAGCATGAGGAGGTGCACCTCCGGCGCTCGACCATCTTCTTCCGCGCCGCTGAGTCGCCGGCCGATCTTGCGTCGCTGTCCTGTCGCTACCTGCTGGCCGACGAGACGGAGCGGTGGCCCGAATGGTCAGGACGCGAGTCGTCGCCCTTCTCGCTGCTGCAGCAGCGCACGATCACGTTCGACGACTACCACCTGTTCCTGGTCTCGACGCCGAAGTTCCGGCACGGCGTGATCCAGCGCCAGTTCGAACAAGGCGACCAGCGACGCTACCACGTGCCGTGCCAGCTCTGCGGCCGCTATCAGGTCCTGCGCTGGTCGCAGGTGCAATGGGATCGGGTCAAGCTCACGACGCCGCGCGAGATCGAACGCAGCAGAGAGGTCTGGCTCGAGTGCGAGCGCTGCAAGGGGAAGATCGTCGATCAGCACAAGCCGGCCATGCTCGCCGCCGGTGTCTGGGTGCCGGGCGGCCAGACGGTCGAGGAGTGGCGCCGCCGCGGCGCGCTCGAGGACCGGGAGCCGCATCGCTCTTACCACCTCTGGGCCGCCTATTCGCCCTGGGTGCAGTTCTGGAGACTCGCGGCTGAGTTCACGCGAACGCGCGACGTGCCGGCCGACTTCATGGGCTTCGTGAACCTTTGGCTCGCTGAGTGCTGGGTCGATCGCGTTGAGGACACGCCGCAGGAGGCGGTCGAGGCCTGCGTCGACGAGCAGTTGAGCCAGGGCCCGGAGAAGGTTCCCGAGTTCGTCAAGGTCGTCTGCGCCGCGGCCGACGTGCAGAAGGACCGGATCATCTATGGCGTCGCCGGCTGGGGCGATGGCGAGGAGTGCGCGGTGCTGGCGCTCGGCGAGGTGGCGACGTTCGAGGACCTCGACGCCGCTGTGTTCGGCTCTTCGTGGGGGAGCAAGCACTTTCAGATCCGCTGCATGGTGGTCGACAGCCGCCACCGCCGAGACGAGGTGATCGAGTTCGTGCGCAAGCGGCGGCCTGTCGCGCGCGCGATCGCCGGCGTCGAGCGCCAAGCGCCGATCCCATTCGGAACCATCAAGATCGAGCGTCACCCGCGCACTGGGCAGCCGCTCGAGCACAGCCTGACCTGCTGGACGGTGAACGTCGGGTTCTTCAAGGACCTGGTGGCGGCGCGGATCGCCGCGAGCGCCGCCGATCCGGAGAAGCGCGAGGGTCGGCTGCATCTGCCGAAGGATCTCGATCCGCGGTTGCTGCTGCAGTTGTCGGCTGAGCACAAGGTCCGCGAGCGCTCGGGCAATCGCGAGCGCGCCCGCTGGGTGCTGAAGCCAGGCCGCGGCCGCAACGACGCCTGGGACGTGTTGATCTACCTGCATGCTGCGGCGCGCATGGCGCGCGTCGATCTGCTGCGCGGCCGCGGGCCGGGCCCCGGACCGGCCCCCGGCGAGGGCGGCGCGCCGCCGCCGCGCCGCCCCGGGCCGCCGCGCCGGCAGCGCAGCATCCTGCCGATCCCGCGGCTGTCTCGCTGAGCCCCCGTGCGCCGCGACCTCGAGCGCGACGACGAGCTGCTGCCGGTGGTTCCGTACGTCCCGTTCCGTTGTCCAATCTGCGGCGCTGGCAAGCCCGATCACAAGGGTCGCGGCCGGCGGCCAGGCCTGCGCTATCACCAATGCCGCTGCGGAGCCGCCTATCACAGCCAGGAGCTGCGGCCGTCCGAGATCACCGCCTGGTCCGGCCGCGAACATGAGCGCCCGCCCGTGGTGCCGTTCGTGCCGTTCCTGTGCCCGCGCTGCGCGGCGAACCGGCCTTTCACCTATGGCGTGAAGGGCTGCTTGCGCTACCACCGCTGCCAGGGCTGCAGCATCCGCTATCGCAGCTTCGAGGTCGCGCGCGAGGACATGCACCGCTGGCGCGCTGCGTCCAGCGGTGCGGACGCCGCGGCGTTGCCATGAGCTCGCACCACGGACACGCTGAGCCTTCATGCCCGTCGCGCGCAAGGCGGTCGCGTTCATCGGCCCGTCGACGCCGACGGGGCCGACGCTCCCGAACGGCGCCGCGCTGACGACGCTGGCGCCAGGAGGCCTTGGCACCGACCCTGCGCGCGTGCCGGCGCCGGGCTGGGGCACGTTCGGTTGGGTGCGCGTGCTGCACAGCGCGCCGACCGGCGGTGGCTTCCTGGTGAACGGCCTGGTCACGGGCGGCACCAGCGGCGCGAAGGGGCGAATCGTCCAGCTCGGCACGGGCTTCTCGGTGATGGAGCGGGTCCTTGTCTCGCCCGAGTTCACGATCGGCGAGACCCTGACGCAGGACAAGAACGGCAGCACCGCGATCGTCGGCGATGGCAAGGAGTCGTCGACCATCGACGCCTCTGGCGTGATGGTGCAGACCAACACGCAGCTGCCCGACGAGCTGATGACCCCCTGGGTCAACGCGACCTACCCGAGCGACGCGTCGGCGAACCTGTGGTGGGAGCCAGGCGCCAAGCTCGCCGCGGCGCTGCCGGTCGCCAGCGTCGCGCTGTGGGCTGGCCAGATCCGCCGCATCCAGAATGCACCGAGCGCGCCGACGGCGACCGCGCTCGTGGTCGGCACGATCGGCGGTGGCTCGCTGGCGGTCGCCGATGTCACCGGCACGTGGACGAACGGCGCGTCCGTCTATCCGTTCGGCGGCGGCTCGCTGCTCACGACCGTCAACGGGAACTTCACCGACACCGTCGCCGGCGAGATCACGCCCTACAGCTTCCGGCCGGCGCTCGGCGGACTCGCCAGCAAGTGGGACCTGTTGCCGTTCGGAAGCGACAGCTGCGGCCGCGTCGGCGCGATCGGCCTGGAACCGCAGTTCATCCGCAAGGCGTTCACCGAGTGGGGCGCGGCGTCGTTCTTCATCAAGCACGACAGCAACGCGTTCCTCGGCACGAACGGCATTGGCGGCCTGGTCTACGCGCGGATCAACTGCACCGGAACCTTCCCGGGCACCTGGGTGCTCGGCGAGACGCTGTCTGGCACAGGCGGCTGGACCGGCAAGCTGGTGGCTTACGACGTCGCCAACAAGTTCCTCTATGTGACGCGCTCGCGCGGTGTGCTGTCGGTCGGCGGCACTGTGTCCGGGGCCGTGGCATCGACCACGGCGCTCGACGTCCCCCTGAGTTTCCAGAAGAACTGCAAGTTCTGGTCGACGTGGCTTGCCGAAATCACCAAGGCGCTGGCGAAGGCCTCGGGCGACACCTTCGACTGGCGCGCCGTGGTCAACGCGACGTGGCTCGGCGACATCCTGGTGCCGGGGATCTCGGCGACCTCGCTTGGGATGGACTTCCAGGACTGCATCAGCGAGATCACGCAGTGGCTGCAGGACGTTCGCAGCCAGCTCGGTGCCGCGGGCTTGATCGTGCCGGCGATCGTGCATAAGACCACCTGTGGGAACGACATCTCGCCCAACCATTCGGCGATCCTGCGGCTCGCCTATCAGCAGGTGGCGCGACTGGACTCCGCGTTCCGGCCCGTCTATGGCGACGAGTTCGCGTCGATGGTGCTGGCGACCGGCTATCAGGCCGAGAACCTGAACTCACTGTTCTTCGAGCCGATCGCGTTGCCTTTCTTGGGCAGGAAGGCCTGGGACACGTTCAAGGGTGCGATCCTCGATGCGATCCAGAGCGACCTCGATGACTGTGCGCTAGTGTTCGGCACCGGTCAGTCGCAGCTGGCAGGATCCAACTCCTACCTCATGGGCATTCTCGACGATGACCCTGAGCTGTGGAAGATGGGCGGCATCGCGCAGGGTGAACCAGGCCTCGGTTCGGCGCACATCAGCACCCTCGATGACCGGATCAAGATCTACAACGCCCAGGTCGGCGCCTGGCAGACGATGTCGATCTTCAGCAACTGCTCGAGCTTCGGCAATCAGTTCGCCAACACGTGGGGGCTGAACGTGCTGTTGGCGCAGCGGCTGCTGTCGCGGCTCGGGCGCATCTATCTGATCTGGTGCCCGTTCCTCACCTCGAGCATGCAGGCGGCCGCGCGCGGCCAGGCTGGAACGTGGGACGACATCACCCGGCTGTCGGTCGCGACGTCGGTCACGGTGCAGTTGGTCACGGTGACCGGGCTCGCCGCGTCGCGCTATGTCGCGTCGAGTGGAACACCGTTCGCGGCGTATCAGGTCGGCGAGAACTGCGAGGTCCGGAACGCGCGCCTGGCGGCCAACAACACGCCGCCGGACACGGCGAACAACCCGCGCCGCATCCTCGCGGTGAACGGCGGCGGTGCCTCGATCGACCTCGAGGGCAGCGGCGGCGTGGTCGACGCGACGCCGACCGTGACCACGCTGGTGATGGGCCCAGTCGACCTGAAGCGCATCGCCGCGCAGGTGGTGCGCGACGCGTTGACGCGCCTGGTGACGCAGGAAGGACGCATTCCGCGCCGCGTGCTGGGAGTCACCTGGCAGGGCGAGGGCGACCTCGACTTCTCGACCACCTACCAGGCCGCGCTCGAGCGCCACATCGACTGGAAGCGGCAGATCTTCGGCCACCGCGTGGGCAACGAGCTGGAGTGCCCCGAGGTCGTGATCATGCTCAGCGACAAGACGCCGCTGGGCACCGACCAGGAGGTCGCCAACATCCGCAACGCGCAGCTGGCGGTTGGCAGTTCGCGGCCGCGGGTGTCGGTGGTGGAGACCAAGGACCTGCCGCAGCGCACCGAGCAGGGCGTGTGGCCGCGGTCCACGCGAGTGGACAACGGTGTGCATTTCACGATGCTGGCCGACGTCACCGTTGCCGGTCGCGTCGACAGCAAGCTCGATGCCTGGTCGGACCTGTTCCCACCCCACCCTCCTGACGCCTCGTTCGCCACGGGCGCGGCGGACGGGGCAGGCGAAAGCCTGGTGGGAGGCGGCGGGGGAGACACGCCGCAGGCGCCGACTGCCGAGGAGACGGTCGGCGGCGGCGGCGTCGATCCAGTGAGCGGCGGCACTTCTGCCACCACTGCGGACAGTCTGGTCGACGCGGTCGAGGGGGCGATGGCCGACGGCCTCGACGTCGCCAGCTACATCGTGAACGGCCGCTCGGTGACCATGCGGTCGCTGCGCGAGCTGATCGAGCTCCACAAGTACATGCAGGCCGAGGCGCGCCGCGCCAACGGCATTCGCAGGACGCGTGTGAGGTTCGGATGAAGCCGCCACCACCGAAAGTTCCCAAGCCAGGCGGCGTCATCCGCGCGATTGCGCGCGTGCTCGACGCCGCGGTTGAGGCCGCGGCGCCTGGCTGGGCTCTCCGCCGCGCGCAGTCGCGGTCGCAGTTGCGGCTCGGCCGTGCGCGCGCCGACGTGCGGCTCGCCTATGACGCCGCGAAACGTGACCGCACCCGGCAGCGAATGATCGCCGGCAGCGCCGACAGCGACTTGCTGCCCGACCTGCGCGCGCTGCGCATCAAGTCTCGGGCATTGGTGCGCGACGACGCGCACGCCTCGGCCGCGGTGAAGACACTCGTCGACAACATCGTCGGCCGCGGCATGCGCCCGCAGCCGGCGATCACGCCCGAGCGCACGGGGCTGTCGCAGGAGGAGTGCGACGCGTGGAATGAAGCCGCGGCGCAGCTCTGGCAGCAGCACGCCTCCAGCAACCTGGACGCGACCGAGCACGGCACGTTCGACGACCTGACGCGGCTCGTCTGCCGCACGCAGATCGTCGACGGCGAGGTGATCGCGCACAGGGTGGTGGTCGGCGTGTCGCCGACGCGCCCTCTGATGGGCAGCTGGGAGCTGATCGACCCCGACCGTCTGCAGGATCCGCCCACCGCCTGGGGCATGAACGTGCGCGGCGGCGTCGAGCTCGGCGATCGCGGCGAGCCCATTGCCTACTGGGTGACGCCCTACCATCAGGACGACCTCGGCCTGCCGCACGCCTGGCCGTTGTCCGTCAACAACCTGCCGGTGCGGATCGACAAGTACCAGGGCTCCTGGCGGAACGTGATCCATCACTTCCGCCGTGATCGTGTCGCCGTCTCGCGCGGCGCCCCGATGCTGACGCCGGCGCTGCCGCTGTTCGAACACCTGCACCACTACCTCGATTCCGAGCTGATCGCGGCCCGTGCCAACAGCAACGTGGTGATGACGATCAAGCGGCCGCTCGACCCGCGCGACCCGGACGTCGCGCCCGAACTGTCGCCGCGGGACGATGGCACCGGCGAGCTGCATTACATCGAGACGCTCGAGCCCGGCACCGTCGAGTACTTGAACGAGGGCGAGGAGATGACGCCCTTCATGCCGACGAGGCCCGGCGTCACGTTCGAGCCGTTCGTGCTGCGGATTTTGAAGGCGATTTTCAGCAGCGGCGGCCTCAGCTACGAGGTCGCGGTGAAGGACTTCGCCAACATGAACTACAGCAGCGCGCGTGCGGCGCTGCTGGAGATCTGGCGCGGCTGCGAAGTCGAGCAGGACAACCTGGTGGCCGGCTGGTGCCAGCCCGTCTATGAGGCGGCGATCATCGAGGGCGTTGCCGCGGGTCTGCTTCCCGTGTTCCCCGCGATGTTGACCGACATGTCGCCGTTCCTCGCCTGCCTGTGGATCCGGCCGCCGCGAGGCTGGGTCGACCCGACGAAGGAAGTCGAGGCCGCGGCTCTGGCGATTGCCAACAACCTGTCGACGCCCGATGCCGAGGCCGCGCGAGCCGGCATGTCCTACCGGCAGATCCTGCGGGAACGCGGCCGCGCCGAGCGTGAGCGCATCGACGTCGAGCAGCAGTACGACCTTCCGCCCGACATCCTGCGGCCGCCGGCTCCTGCGCAGCCGCCAATCGGCGGCAGCGTGCCGCAGGGCGGTGGTGGCAAACCGCCGGACGAACAAGCACCCAATCCGCCGGCGAAAGTCGGTGCCAAGGAGTGACGCGATGGCTCAGCACGGCTCGAACATCTATGCACCGCGCTACCTGGTGATCTCCGGCACCGGCAATGCCGGCGCTCAGTCGTTGGTCGCGGCGGTCCCCAACTTCAAGATCCGCGTGCTGGGGTTCACCATCGGGGCGAGCGGCGGTTGCAACGTGATCTTTCAGGACGGCACCCCGATCAACCTGACCGGTGCCTTCGTGGTCGGCAATCTCGTGTCGCAGGTGAATCCTGTCACCGACGCCGGCTGGTTCGTCACTGCGGCCGGCGTCGCGCTCAACATCATCGTGACGAACGCGATCGTCTATGCGGGCTTCCTGGTCTACGACCTGGTCCCGGCGTGACCTGCCGTCCAGCGGTGCGGACCGGCGCGCGTTGACGCCGCCGCCGCCCGCAGTGAACCTCTGCGCGCGATGAAACCGCCGCAGCTGCAGGAGGCGACGAAACGCCAGGTGCCTGGGGCCGCGTGCGAGTTCGCGCTCACCGACGTGCAGCTGGCCGACGGCCCCGCCGGCGAGGGCGGCCCGGGCAGGTTCGAGATGACCGCCTACACGGGCGAGCCGATCCTCGGCCATTGGTACTGGGGAAACCTCGGCATCGACCTGTCCGGCATCCAGCACAAGGCGCGCGTGCCGATCCTCGCCGACCACCGCACCGACATGCGCGTCGGCCACGGCATGATCTCGGCGAAGACGCGAGCCGCGGGCGGCCTGAAGCTGTCCGGCGAGCTGTTGTCGAGCTCTCCGCACGCCAAGGAGATCCGCGCGCACAGCCGCGAGGGTTTCCCGTTCGAGGCCTCGGTGCGCGTGATGCCGACGCACATCGAAGAGGTGCGCGCCGGGGAGACGGTCGACGTCAACGGCGTGCCGCTCCACGGCCCGGGCCACGTGTTCCGCAAGAGCAATCTGCGCGAGGTGTCCTTCGTGGTCCTCGGCGCAGACCACCGGACTTCCGCCACCGCGCTCGGGCAGGACGACCCGCCGAGCTTCGAGGCAACGATCCAGAGGGCAGAGATGAAGCCGAAGACGAACAACGGCGCCAGCAACGGCGCTTCCCCCGCGCCGGCCGAGCCGCGCGAGATCCAGGCCGACGCGCCGGAGGCGGTCGCGGATGGCGCCGTGGCGCTGGCCGAGCACCGCGATGCGCCAGCACCCGCACGCGTGCCCGCGACGCCCGTCGATCCCGCGGCGCAGCTGCGCGACGAGCGCGCGCGCGCGGACGCGATCCTGGCGGCTGCGGCGCCCGAGCAGCAGGGCCTGGCGCGCGAGCTCGTCACCCAGGGGATCGGCCTCGAGCAAGCCCAGGGCCGTCTGCAGGAGGACCTGCGCACGCGGTTCTCGGAACTGCGCCGGCAGATGGCGGTGAGCGCCGACCGGCCTCTCGGCCAGCGTGCGCCGGCCTCGCCGGCCCCGCCGATCGGCGGCGAGCCCGGTGCGCCGGCATTCGGCGGCGGCGACGATCCGATCTCGACGATGCTGGGCGAGGCCTCGGGTCGGTTCGACAGCGACCGCAAGCTGCGTCAGCAGTGGCACAGCCGCGAGGCCTTCCTGCTCGACGTGCTGTCGCGCGAGCCCGGCAGCGATCGCTTCAGCGAGCGGTTCCAGGATCCGGCGGTGCTGCTGGCATCGTCCAAGGCGATCCGCCTGCTGATGCAGGACCCGCGCGAGCAAGCGCGCGAGGTTCTGTTGGCGGCGTCCACCACGGCCACGCCGCTCACGCTGCGCAACGTCACCGGCAGCTATTACCTGAAGCTCGCGCAGCAGCTGGGCGCCGGCTGGTATCGCACGGCGGCGAGCACGTTCACCACCGATCAGCCGGTCGAGACCTACCCCTGGCTCGGCCAGGCGCCGAACCTGCGCAAGTGGGAGGGCGAGCGCAGCGTGCAGGAGCTCCGTTCGGACGTCGTGACCCTGATCAACGACGACTACGAGGGCACGATCACGTTCCGCGGCCCGGATCTGCGGCGTGACAAGACCGGTCAGATGATCGCGCGCGCCGGCGAGCTGGCGCAACGAGTCGCGCAGTTCCCCGAGCGCCTGATCAGCAACCTGATCCTGGCGAACGGCAACGCGTACGACGGCGCGGCGTTCTTCGCCGACACGCGGAGCGTCGGCGCCTCGGGCAACATCGACAACAACCTGACGACCGGCGACAACCTGGCCGGCGGTTCGGCACCGACCACGGCGCAGCAGAGCAACAACCTGCTCATCGGCCTGTCGCGCCTCATGGGCTTCTTGGACGACCAGGGAGAGCCCCTCAATGAGGGCGCGCGCGAGTTCCTGGCCATGGTCCCGGCGTCGCTCTACGCCGCGACGGTGGCGGCCGTGAATGCGGCGTTCACGTCGGCCTCGGCGACCAACCCGCTGTCCGAGCTGGTCAACAGCGGCATGCGGTTCCGCGTCGTGCTGAACGCGCGCCTCGGCACTGGCGCCAACGACACCTGGTACTTGATGCGGACGGACGCCGGCATCCTGCCGTTCATCGTGCAGGAGGAGCTGACGATGCCGATCAGCCTCGACCAGGGATCCGAGTACTACGCCATGAACAACAAGGCCATCTTCGGCCACGGCTGGGCGGGCGCCGCCGGTTACGGGCGCCCCGAGCTCATCTGCAAGCTGAAGAACAGCTGACCCGCCGCGGCGGCCGCGCGCCGCCGCGCATCACGAGGAACCCATGACCAACTTGACCGCCAACCTGCCGCGCCAGTTCCGGGACATCACCGGTGGTCGCGGCCAGGTCACACTCCCCGCTTCCGGCGCGCTGTTCCAGGGCGCCGCCGTCGAGCTCGATGGTTCGGGCAACCTGCAGAACCTGACCGGTGCGGGCACCACGTTCCGCGGCTTCCTGGACACCGCTGCGGCGGGGGGGGGCGCCCGCGGCCCGGGGT